TAATAAGGTATTCAGCTATTTTTTCTTCAAGATATGCGTAATCAATCCCACCTTGATAATCGACATTTGAAAAGTATTTCATACCAGCAGAATAAGGTGCTAGATACAAAATCTCAACTTCTTTTTTTGAAGTTCCAAACGCATCAAATCTTTTAGGCACGTACTTCTTTGGATCGCTCCAATTGTCAGAATAATAATAACCTACTATGTCACCGTCTTGGTTGCACTTCTCAGGTCTTAATAACTGAATAGGTGTGTGAAAAGCCCGTGTAATAGCCTTATGTCCTTTGTCATAATGAATCTGTAAGGCGCACTGCCCTAATGCGTACAAATCGAATATAATACGTCTTAAATCATCTTCCTTAAGAATAGATAGTAATTGCGCCCATTCGTTCGGCTTCATTGCGCTATCCGTAGCGGTTAAGCCTTGACCGAATATTAATCGGCAAATGTTATTAATTACGGCGTTATTCGTAGCTGAGTTACTATATCGGTCAATTAAAAACTGATAGTAATTGTTATCTTCACCATATTCCACCCACTCATTCTTATTGTTCTCAACAATGACAGGTGCAGTGTATGAAGATAGTTGTATAATATTATTCATAAATTATAAATTCGTTCGTTGTTACTGTTTGAGTAAAATTCGAGCTTGGATTGTCCGTACAAAAAACACGTCCATAAAAGCGAATGTCGTTTGTTTTGCCAATCTTACAAATATACGTATGACCTTCTTTTAATGCAAATGTAGCCGTTGCAGTGTGGTAATAGTCACCCGTTGCGTATGTTGTAATATTAATAGTTGTAGTGACGTTTGTCTGTTCGTCGGTAAGAAATATCTTATCTGAATTCCCCATTCCTTCACGAGGGATAAAATAAACCGTTTGTGCGTTTGTGGATGTCGTTAATACTATCATATAATAGTATAACTAAAAAAGAGTGTTTTTGTTGCAAAAAAAAAGAGGGGCTATTAAACCCCTCCGTAAATTAACTTGTAACTATTATACTTGCTGTTTGCCCTCCTGATGGGTCAATGTCGTAATAGAAAGCACTTGTGCCACTTGCAACGAATTGCGAAGGTAGAAGCTCTTCCGCTTGGAAGGTCAAGGAATAACCGCTAAAATCACCAAGCGCAGCTCCATTATTTATACTTCCTGCCGTTAAATCACAACCTCTAAGTAGTCCAACCAAGAAAAATTGCCCTTCGTTGTTTTCAACTAAAATCCTTGGTTTTGCATAAGCCAATGTTTTAACAGCATTGTGTGTTGCAATGTCCTGTTTTTTCAGTTTTATAGTCAATGTTTGACGAAAAAAAGTAGTACCGTTTTCACGTGAACTAACTATCTCTTGGTCGTAAACATTCTCGTTAGATTTCAATTCAAATTTGTAAAGTTTCTCAACAAAATTTACGTAATCAATTGACTCGTTAAAATCTGTATCTACTATATAAATACCACTGCCTAAAGTTGTTTCCTTATAAATGTAGTTAGCTGCAATATCTTCATTGATGAAGTATACATTACGCAACCCACCAAGGCTATCCTTACAAGGCTCTATACGACCCGAAGTTATTAAACAAGCCATGACTAAGCAGTTACAACAGTTGCACCCGTGAAACAATCAGAAACGATAGTTGTTGAGCTTGTAATGTCCGTGAATGGTGCTGGTAGAGCCTCTTCAGCGGTAAATGTCAAACTGTAACCGTTAAAATCTGAAAGCGCCCCACCATTGTTGATACTACCCGCCGTTAAATCTGCCCCTCTGTACAATCCCATTAAGAAGAACTGACCGTTGTTATTTTCAACTAACACGTGAGGTCTTGAGTAAGCTAATAATTTTATTTCTTTGTGCGTCGTAGCGTCTTGTTTCTTCAACTTAATTGTTAACGTTTGACGGAAGAAAGTTGTTCCCGCTTCACGGCTTGAAACGATTTCTTGGTCAAATACGTTTTCGTTTGATTTCAACTCATATTTGTATAAGTTATCCACGTTAGTCACCGCAGTGATTAAGTCATTCGAGAAAGTCACGTCAGACGGAACTATCTGAAAATTAATAAAGTATACGGCTTTCAGTCCTCCGATTGCCTCTTTGCACGCCTCCGCGCGTCCTATTGTTAAATTGCAAGCCATAAAATTTAAAGTTTAAAAAAAAAGGAGGGAATATACCCTCCCTTTAATTGGTTATTAATTAGTTAATTAGTTAGCTGAATTTGTGATACCATACGTAACTATGTCAGATACTGAATGATAATTTACAGCCATTCCTGCTCTAAGGACAAATCTGACATTTTGTGAACCGTCCGTTGCCGACATGTCTATGACCCGAATTTCATTTGCGTCATTTAAAAGTCCGCAGCCGAAGAACAAGTTTGAAGTTTCAGCAGCGATTGCAGTGTTAGCAGCCATACCGTTAGCTACGAATAAAGGAATACCTTCAAAAGTTAAGCCTTGACCATTGTACCATTGTGTTCCCTTAGCTTCAACACCGTTGTTAGATGTAGCAGCAACAGAGAAACCTCCCAAAGCTCTAACATAAGCACGAGCAACACCTTGAGGAACGTAAATTTTCAAGTCAGGAGAACCATACAATGCTGTTGGAATAGCATCTACAATTTTTCCTAATTCAGCGATTACCGTAGAAGCTGCAGAAATAGCAGAAGAACCAGCAACCTCATTTGCAGTAGGTAAAGCAGCATCAGCAGCTAATAATGTAGCAATGCCGTCAATTTGTCCAGCCGTAGCCGTTGCACCTCTCCAAATAGAAACCTCAACTGACTCAGCAACTTTCTCAGTAATGTAAGCCAAGAAATAATCTACAAAAGATTTAGCTAAAACTTTGTTAGCAGATAATCCCATTTCTTCAGCTTCCCATGTAGCTTCAAAATCTTTTTTACACAATTGTAGGTTAACTTGGAAATTCTCCAATGTCAAACTTCTTTCAGTCAAAGAAACCTCTGAAAGTGCAGTAAAGTCACACGTTGCATTTTTCAATAAAGCATCCGTGCTTAATTTATGCATTGTAGTCTTATAAGCAATGTTTGGAATGATAGTCATACCTCCATTTGCCAATGTGTTACCGCTTAATAAAGCAGCTTTTACCCATAGCTTAGAATCCTGTCCAGCATATGAAGTTGAAATGTTAACTGTTGTAGCCATTTTTTATTTGTTTATTTGTTGTTATACACTTCTTCTAAAATTCTATCTCTTAACGATTTTGGCGTATTAATCGCTAAATCTACTCTCTCCATTGGTTGTACGTTCTCAGGGTTGAATTGAATCGGTTTAGGCTCAGCGCTAAATTCGATAACGTCCGTTGGTTGTTCTTCAACTACTTCTGGAGTCATTGACGCTAACTTAGTTTCAAGCTCTGCAATCTTTGCCTCCATTTCTGCGAAGTGTTGCTCCGTGATTTGTACAACTTTCTTTGGTTGTTTCACTTCAACTTCTGGAGTCACATCCGCTTCAACAGGCATCTCTTCCTCTTCTGATTCTGCAGGCATCTCTTCGATAGCAGCAATCATTCCTTTTTCTTCAACTACCAATAGTCTACCGTCTTCAAGTTCGTACTTTCCAACTTCTAAAGGTACGGGCTCACCCTCAGGAACTACAATCATAACACTTGCACCGACCTCAAAAGAATCCGCTTCGATTACCGTGTTGCCGTCTGCTAATGTTTGCTCTTCCAATTTTACTTCCATTCCAAGGAAAGTTTTAATTGTTTTTAATGCGTCTTTTATTTCTTTATTCATATTTGTTTGGTTTATTTATTATTTATTGAAATGTAGATGGTGCTTTAAAAGTGTCGATAGTGTCGATTATCTCGTTGCCCGTATCTATGTTGTTTTTTAACGCCGTATATCCTTTTACATCGCTCGGTTTTAATCCTAATTCAGCAGAAACTTTAACTACTTGATTTAGTAAACTTGTAATGTTTTTTGTAGTGTCTAAATATGATTTTCTTGCATCAATCATTTTTTTGAAAGGCTTATCAGCATTGGTTAAATAATTTTGATAATCTTTCCATGATTCATCTGCTTTTTTTATAGACGGTAATATTTTTTTTAAAGCATCATCAATGTCAGATATAACACTAAGATTAACATCAATAGTATTGTCTATTTTTCTTACAATTTTTACTTTCATAACTATATAACTTTGTTAACCTCTTTCTGTTGTAATTTGCCTTACTTCAATAGTATGGTTTACGTTACTTACTACTTGTTGTTCTGTGCTTCCAACACCTTGTGATTTCCCATCACAACATTCTTTTGAATACGTGCCATCTTTACATTGGCAACCTTTTTTTCCTCCTTTTCTCATAACATTAATATATTACCTATTTCATTTGTAAATTGTTTAAATTCCTTAAAATCAATCTCTGTACACTTGTTTTCTTTTACAAAGTCTAAACCAATGTAAGCCACAAAGTTTCCTTTCTTAAAATACGGTGCTATACATATCGATTGAATTCCTTGTCTTAATAAAGATGCTTTTGTAGTCTGCTCTTTAATGCTATTCACGTCGCAATAGTTCATTCTTTCTAACATGATTTGTTGTAAGAACAAAGGGTATAAGCTAACGGGAATATTCTGTAAATTATGCGCTTCCGAGCTAATACCATTGTTGCAAACTTCAAAAGTCATTGATTGATGGTTTCTATGCGTGCCATCGTAGTATTTTATTGTATTGTGAAATTGGAAGATATAAGCCCTGTCAGCTTTATATTTTAGCATCAATTCGTTAAGCATTTGCTGAATCAAAACATTGTTATTAATGTCTTTTTTCACCTCGTCAACACTTTCAATTTTTTTAACCACTACTTGAGTAACCAATGACTTGTAATAAAAAAGAATGAAAGCAAGTAGAATTATAATT